AATCTTCTCGCCAGAACGTCCAACAACATATCCTCCAACACCGACTAAAACAATATTTAATAAACTGTTTTGAACACTCTCTGGAATGTTTGGTGCTGTAAATCCAAACCAATGAGCAACCACTAATCCTGCAAAAACTAACATTAACAATGGTCGCCAATTTCTTTGTAGCCAACCCCCTCTAGCTTCAGCAGTGATGATTTGTGCTTGTGCTTCTAATTCCTTTAATTGACCAGATAATAATTGTTGCTGAATAGATTGTTTTATTTTTTCTGCTTCAGCTTTATTGTCTATTGTCTTATCAATGGTGTTAAATAAAGTTTTCACCATTGGTGCAACTGCTCCTAATATACCTAACATTATGCGTCCCTCATTCTATTACTTAATTCAGTAATTCTTTTTACTATACCTTTGACTGGCGACCTACCTAATTTACTATCTAATAATTCATCTGCACAAGTAAGAAAATCTTTTTCTTCTAATGCCTTCCTAGCTTTTTTGAAGCCTAATAAACGTGGCAACCCAATCCAAAACGAAAGTTCTACAATAACTAAGAACGCATCTTCTGGTATAGAATGTTCATCAATAAATACTCTAGCACCATCAATAGCGACATTTATATCTTGTTTAAAAATCTCTATTGCTTCATCTTCTGTATATTTTCTGTTTGGGTCAAAACTATCCATTTCATCTTTAGTGACCATATGACCATACCCAATAGTCCATAATCCTGCTGTGTCTTTATAAGGAATGTGATAACCGTTTTTCTTGTTGCTACCTTCGTGTTTTAAGATAGACGCACATAATTTATCAATGTCCATATTTCTTAATCAACCTTTCTAAATACCATTTTGCTTTTTGTAAATCCTCTAAACCATTCTTTGCTTTATGTCGTACAACATATTTAATCACGTTTCCTTCAAAATAGTTTAGGTCATATTCATCTATAAAGTCTGACACCTCTATTTTTTTTCTGTAATAGCTTGGATTAATTTTATCAGACATCTGCACCTCTAAATTTAAAAGCAGTATCTAAATATAGACGACATACTTCTTTTTCTATTTGTTGATTTTGATAACCAAAGGTTTGTTTTTTCATTGTTCTTACCTCCCAATTATATTTTTGCCTTTGTAAATCCCAGACAGCAATCACGCTATCTTTGAAACCATTTATATATAACATTTTTCTATTTTTTTTGAACTTGCATAATTGGTCATATTTATACTTCTCTAAGAAGCACCCATCTTTAGCGAACTTGTGATAACTTTCAAATTTACGGATTTTTATTTCTGCGATTAAATCATCATTATAGGCGTCAAAATGACTGAAACCATCTTCCGATAATTTTAAATCTAATTGATATTTTTTATTGATTAAATTGATAATGGACTGTTCGTTATTAGTCCAACTCATAGTTTTCTATGATTGTTGATAATTGGTTGCATCAACACAAGCAAATCTGTATTTGCGAATATCATATTCCTTCATTAATAAATCTAATTCAATTCCTTTATTTTTACAATCTTCAAAAGATTGGAATTTTTCATTAACAGAGATGCAAACAGAATTATAACAAAAATATCCCACTAGGAATATTGCTTTAAGGGTCACTTGATAACACCTAGTAATTTAGTGAAACCAACTAATATTGCAGTCACAGTTCCAATGACTACTAAAACCTTTAATCCACCTTTGGCGTATTTAATTGATGTATCTAAATCTTCTATTTTTTTATTAGCATTGTTTAGACCTTCTGTAAGGTGGTCAATCTTTTCTTCCATAACGGTTAGTTTGGTAATAAGGACTTCAACCTTTTCACCAATCTCTAACTTCGTCATATTAGCCATTATGCACCTAGTTCGCCTAATTTAACTTGTGATTGTTTGTCAAATGCTTCAATTAATTCTTTATCCTTTTTTAACTTCTCTTGATATTCAGCTAATTCTTTTTGTGTTTTAATCACATCTTCAAAGGTCATAGTCATCATTTGTTTTCTAATCTCAGCATTTCTTTCGTGTGCCTTTTCTAATCTATCTAATAAGAACTGATTGTGTGTTCTAGTTTCTCTTAATTCTTTTTTTGCTTCTCTTAATTGTTTTTCTAATTCTTTTTGTGTAGCCATTTTGCCTCCTTATTTCGCTAATTGGTCTTGTTCTAATAACCACATCAGTTTATCAATTTGTTTTTCCATTTCATCATATTTTTCGTGCATCTTCATTAACTTAGATAAATCTCTTTCATTATTAGCTATTCTGCTATCCATTTTAGAAATAAACCAAACTAATGATACTGATTGTATCGCTATGGCTAGAATGATTGAGATAGTTTTACTATCTAAGTTCATTGTTTTGGATATTTTTCTTTAATAGATTGTATTCTTGTTTTCCAAGCATCTATGCCATTGTGATAAATTTCATCTAATTGAAATTCCCAAGTGCCATATTCTGATTTGCGTTTTACATCTTGTTGAAGATTATTTTCATAAATTGTTGCTTGTGTTTCTAATGCGTCTAACTGTTCTTGAGTAGGTTGAGCAATATCTAAGTTCCATTCTTTGATGTAAGCACCTTGTCCGTCATCTTGGAGCAATACATCATTAAGGAAATCTACTTCGCTTCCTACATATTTAATAATTTTTGATGTTAATTGTGCCATACTATGCTCCTATTAATTTATATGCACCAAAGGTACATCTTTTTTCTGTTACACCCGCATTAATTACTGGACTACCAGAACTATCAGCACATCTTGCATAGATTTCATAATAGTCAGTAGAACCATTTGCTTCATCTATAATTGTAATTGGAATATTAATATGATTTGCAAGATTGTTAGTTTGCTGATTGTTTGTAACAGCATATACACTTCCATTTTTATATATTGCTATAAATCCATATTCAAAATTACTTGAACCTGCATCTAAGGCAATATTTGCAAAAATATAATATTTACCTGCAGTAGTTGGTGTAAATCTATTAGAAGCAAAGTTGCTATCAGTATCAAATGACTCTGTATTAAATTCTACTTTTACATAAGTATCGTTAGCTATTGTTTGATTTGTGCCACTACCTTTATAAGCAAAGAAAGCAGGTGTATTTTCGCCACCTGATGCAGTATCAAAACTTAAATTACCACTTCCATCAGTTTTTAAAAATTGACCTGTTGTTCCATCTGCATTAGGGAATATAAGACCATCTAAATTTAAATTGCCAGAACCTTTGGGAGTAAGTTTTAAATCAATATCTGTATCATCACCAGTAGCTGAAATTTCTGGTGCATTTCCTGTAGCTGAATTTGTAACTGTGATTTCATTAACTGCACTTGCTGTTTCAGAAAATTTAATTAATTCTTCTGTGCCATTACCAATAGCATTTCCATTAACATCTAACATTCCACCAAGTTGAGGCGATAAATCACTTAATAATTCTGTAGTAACAGTAGAATCAATAAAGTTAATTGTATTCGCTGAAGTATCCACATCTGCAACAGTAATATCATCAGTACCATCAAAAAATTTTATGGTAAGAGAATTACTACCTGCGTTAGTTGTGTCTAACCAAATTGTTCCTGTAGTTGCACTTGCAGGTCTTGAAGTACCAGAGTGCATTGAATTTAGTGCGTTTAAAGTATCGTTTAAATTGCTTCTAAAAGTTCCAAAAGCAACATTATCTATAGTAATTTGGGTGACTTGTGACATTGATTTTTAATACCTCATATTTAAGGTGATTTCAACCCATAACTATTTGCTTGATAATCAAATGTTCTTGAAATAGCAACATCACTAGAATTATAAAATGTAATATCAAATCCATCAGTGCTTTTATTAGTAACAACAAAATAATCACCTGTTGCCATATCTTGACCTGTCACATTAACATTTGGACTTGCGTAGAATGGATTTGTAAATGTCACATTATACGTTCCTGCTCCACTAGTTATATCATCACCTGTTTCAGTTCTTTTTTGTAAGTTTAAAGATACAGTCAATCCTTTAACCAATGCTCTAGATTGATTATTTAATGAAATTAATCTTGCTCTAAATTTAAAATACTTACCTTTAAATGTTCCTTGTTGTGCGACTGAGGTAAATGTAGATATATCATCTAAACTTGTTTCACTAGCACCAATCTGGATATTTGTACCTGCGTTTGTAGGTAGGTTTCCGTCAAATGGTGCTTTCGCATTTTCAAATAAATCTTCACCTCTGCCAAAATCAAATAAATCGTATGGATCGTCAGATACCATATCTAATTGAATTTTAAAGGTAGCATCATAAACAAAAGGCAAAGTGAACGTAGAACTAAAATCATAAAATCCACTGCTGATAATATTCTTATCAATACCCCCTGTTTCAAATACATAGCCAGAAGGCACAGCATCAAACAATCCTGTTTTTTCATCAAACTTACTAATTGTGTCTAAAGTAATCACATTATCGCCTTGAATAGTTCCTGTTTCTGTTCTTTTAAATGTATTGGTAAATGTTCCTGCAAAATTAGGATGTTCTGTAATTGTATCTAATAGCTGATAACCTTGGGCAGTGACATTTGAAGATACTATTAATGCAGGTTCTAGACTTTCATTTCCTAATTTATCAATCGCTTTAATACCTAAAGTGAATGGTGGGTCTATTTTATTTAGGATAACACTATTGGCACTTCTTCTAGGAACACGAACTAAATCAGTAGAATTAAACCAAGAATACCCACTTGATACTTTTTGATAACGTATTTCATAACTTTCAACATCAAGGTCAGCAACAGGCAACCAAGATAATTGCATTTGGTCACTTCCTATTAACGAAATACTAAATTCTTCTACATTGGCAGGTGGTAATGTTGCACCAATAACTTTATGTGTTCCTGTGACATAAGTAGATTTAACACCAATACTGTTGATTGCTCTTGCTCTTACTTCATAAGTAGCACCATCAATCGCATTTAATAATTGATATTCTAATGCTTTACCTTGAGATACTAATCTATAATCATCAACAACAGCATTTCCGTCTTTGTCTAAAGTCTGTTTTACCTCAATCTCAAAATCATCAGCAAAAGCATCTGGTGAATCACCAACAGTAATCAATAATCTAGTGATAACTGTTCCGTCATTGTATTCAACCAAGTCATCACCTAATGTTATTGAAGCAGGTGGTTGAACTGTGAATGGGTCTGGGAAAGAAGTATCTGGTACGACTGCAACCTCTGTCTTTTCATCAAAGGTGTACCAAGCATCTTGGTGTTCAATCAAAGATAAGGCAACTTCAAACGAAGGATTGATTGCCATTCCTACTACTCTGAATGGTTTTGCACTAAATCCTGTAATAGATGAAGTGACAGCAACAATATCACCAATCGCTAAATTCATCGCTTCATAGTTGGCAGTTAATTCTAAACCTAAATTATTTCTACTTCTTTTAAGTACAATCTCACCAAATTCTAATGCTTGATAAGGATTAGTTATGGTAGGTAAATCAATAACACCTTCTTGTAAGAAACCACCATCTTCTGCTTTTAATGTAGAATGGTCAGTATCATAGACGATTGTATCTGATTGATAATTCTTGTCTGGATTAACAAAGTTTACTTGTACTCTATTATATTTTTCATTCTTTCTTTCACTTGATACTTTAATTCCACCTATGATATTATCTTCGTTTAGTGTCAGTACACTTGAACCAGTGGTTTCAATAATCAGTTTATATTTACCTTGTGCATAAGGTAAGAAACCTCTCATTCCTTTAAGAAGTGTTCTTGTGTTATCTATTAACTTTTGTCCTGTATCTATAACAGCATTACAATCAAATAAATTAATATCACTACCACCAGAATAAGGTGTGACTTGTGTTTCAGCTATCGTTGATGCTGTGTAAAAACTAGGAATATCAATATCAGCAATATCAATTCCTTTTCCGTATCTAGTATTGGTTAGATAATCTAATAAGCACCAAGCAGGATTAGTAGTAAAGACACCTGTTGTTTCAACACTTGAAGCATCATAAGTAGATATTTTTCTACCTTGTACTAATGCTTGAATTTTAGGAATACCAATATATTTATCAGCGTCCCAAGTTAAACGGAAAGCAATATAAGATAATCCTGCAAATGTTCTAGTCTTACTGGACCAACTAGAAAGATTATTTAATAAACTTGATTGCGATTGTGCATCAGTTCCATAAAAAGTCTGAATTTGGATAGTGTCGCCAAATCTACTATCATTGGAGGTGACAGTGCCACCATCACTAAAAGAACCACTAAAAGTAATTTCTTTATCTTCAACATAAATTTTTGTAATGCCATTTATTTCCCCTTCACATAATACGATAGCACCATAGAGATATTGATTATCTGTTCCACTTGTTTCTAAAAATACTCTTGTACCACCAACTAATCTTGTTCCATAAATAACAGGAATATTTGCATTGTTAGATTGTTTATTAACAAGAACACCTTGTGCTTCAGCATCTTGTGTAAAATCTGGTAATTCTGGTTTAGGTGCTAACCAAGATACTGCTTTTGATATTGCAAATCCTGTGACAACGGATTTAATAACTGTCGCTAAAAATGGTATAAAGAATCCCATTATTTTCTACCCCATAAAATATCTTGAACTGTTAATGCAGAAAATTCCATCGCATTGTCACTAGGAAATAATATTTGTTGACTACCTTGATTTGTTTTTCTTCCAGATACTCTACTAAAATCTGCAAAGTGAGAAGTACAACTTAAAACTAATTTACCTGTGCTAGTATCAATATTAAAACTTTCAATAAATCCTTTATCATAATTAAATGTATCTATTAAAGCATCAGTGCTATCTAATAACCCAATATCAATTGTCACTTCATCATTACTGACGACATTATTTAAAACAATAGAAACAAACGCACTATCAACTGCTGATAATTCTATTTGAAAATTTGATACGTCTAATTCTGATTTTTCTGCTTTACCACCAATAGATAATAAATGAGAACTAGCTGAATAAGTATTAGAATTATGAGTTATATCTTTGTAGTGATTGGTTAGTCTTTGAGGAGTAGGAAATAATATTTCAACTAATACAATAGGTTTAATAGTTTGATTTGCTATCTCTGTTTGTAAACTAGCAGATAATCCTCTAGTCATTACAACGCCTCAATAAAATCTACTTCAAATCTGTATAAGTCTAAATCCCCTGTATTAAATTCTTGA